CGGGATAGGCTGTCGCCGGTTAGTAAGACAGGAAACTATCAGACCGTCAAGTCTGATAGCGTACGCCTATCACGAAGCGCGAGCGGGAGCGCTGCCAGCAGCAGGGGAACGCCGATGCCGTTCAGCGCGATCGCGGTGAGCTGCCCGTCGAGGTCGGGCTCGTGGAACGCCGCGATAGAAGCGGTGGGCCCAGCCTGTAACAGCAGGGAGCGCAACGCTTCTTCGTTCGGCGCGCTCAGCACGATCAGGTTCTCGTCCGCATCGGGCGGGTCGCGGAAGGCGCGGGCCGCGTGACACGCCTGGGCGCACTGGAGGCCCGGCGGCAAGTCTGCGCGCACAACTACGTACAGACGCATCACCGGGCCTCCCATGGTTGGAGCGCAGGGCAGGACTTAAACCTACGACCCCTCAGGCTTTTGGCGAGAGTGCTCTTTCGCTGAGCTACCTGCGCAAAATTGGTGGGCCCAAAAGGCTTACGCCCCGCAGGCCCATTGGAGCGCCAAGCTGGACTCGAACCAGCGACCTCTCGGGTCATTACTCCGAGTGCTCTGACCGACTGAGCTATCAGCGCAGAAATTGGAGCCCAGCGTTGATCGGCCCTAGGAACCGCGCTGAGCAAAAGCATCGGGGCGCCGAAGCGCTGACTGTCAATGCATGACGGCCCCGTAGCTAGACACGGGCGCCTTGTCAATAGCTATCAAGGAAGCGGCTTCCCGTCGTGTGTGCAGGGCGTCATCGTGCCGTCTTCGGCAACCCGCACGTAGGGGCCGCGGTGTGGGTCCCGCCGGTCGAGCTCCGCCTCGACGGAGCGGTCCCAGCGCTTCTGGGTCCACGTCTCGAACTCGGCGCGGCACGCGCTCTGGTCTGAGCATGAGCTCTGCAAGCAGATGCAGCAACGCCGGAGCTTCTGGAAGAGCCCCGGGTTTGCCGTGCGGTAGTGCTCGCGCAGCATCTCGTTCTGCCAGAGCACGGCTGCGCGCTCTACATCCGAGGTCACAACACCTTGCTGTCCCGGAGGCGCTTGCCGGTCTTGTTCACCCACTTCTTCTCGGCCTCCTCCTCAGGCATGTCGGGGTGAGCCGCGTGCGCGAGCTTCTTCAGCGTGGGGGTCATGACGATGCCGGTGCTGCGCGAGCTGCCGTTCGAGCCCGACGCGGAGATGCCGCTCATGCGGGACCGCTCGCTCGCGCTCGGGGGCGCCTTCTTGCCGAGCTTGAACGTGTTGATCGTCTCCTGCATGATTTCGTCAACCGTGTCGTTGTTGACGGTCTCGCCGAGGGCCACCTTGCGCGCGTGCGTCGCCTGCGCGTACTGGAAGGCCTTGGGGTTGTTGTAGACCTCGGGGTACTTCTGCACCCACACCTGCTGGGCTTGCTCGCCGCGCCGCGCTTGCCGGTCCTGGGCAATCGCCCGCTCGGTGTGCACGCCGATCTTCGCCGACTCGATGTCCTGGGCGATGCGCTCGTAGTGCTTCTGCCGCTCGGCGGTGAACGTGCCCGCTTTGATTTCGGCCTGGGCGGTGTTGTACGCCTCGGCCTGGTGCGCGTAGATTTGCTCGAGCCGCTCCTTGTACGGGTCGCCGCCGTCGTTCGCCGGGCGCTGCTGCGGCTGCGCCGTGACATAGCCCTGCAGGCGTTCGAGCTGGCTCTTGAGCGCGGCCTGCTCGGCTTCGAGCGTCTTGACGCGCTCGGTGCTCTGCTTGCCCTCGGCGAGCAGCCGGGCCGTGCGGCCCTCTTTTTTCTGCAGCCGGGTCAGCCGCTCTTCGACGGTTGCGCCCGGCTTGTCTTCGTCGAGGTCGACGTCGTTGGCGGGGTCCGCCGACGTGTCATCGCTGAACGGGACGGCGGTCGCGTTGTCGTGATCGCCCTGAAGATATGAACTCTCACCAGCCATAGTTTCCTCTCACCAGCTATCCGCTACGTACGTTGATTGCTTCTTGCGCGTCGTCCACTCGCCATCGACGAACCGCTCAATCTGGTGGCAATAGCCGTCCTCGCCGCCCACGTCGGCAACGCGCACGGTGCCTGCGTCGATGCGCTCTTGCAGGGTCTCGTTGCCCGCCAGGTCGCCGTCCCGCATCACCAGAACGAAGATGTCGCCGACCTCGGGGATTTGCTGACAGCGGCGCGCGAAGGGGACGTTCTTGTTCGTCAGAACGATATCGCCGAGCTCGTAGCCGTGGCTCATCAACCGGTCCATCGCCGTGAGCCCAGCGCTGATGAGCACTGCTCGATAGCCCTCCTGCAGGTCCTTCAGCTTCGTCAGCTTCGGCTTGTACAGCTCCGAGCCCGCGATGTGATCGTCATCGTCGAAGGGGTCGATGGGGTAGACGAGAATGCGGTCCATGCCAGCAATCGCGCGGAACACCCCGTCAGGGATTCCGAACTTCTGCCGATGCGCTTCGAGCTGCGGGTGTAGGCGCATCGAGCCCGGCGGGCTCATGCTGTCGCGGATGGCCTTCTTTGCCTTCGCTTTCTTCTCCCCCTCGACGTCGACCATGAAGCGGGCGCCGGGCGCCTCGGGCTTATCGTTGTCGTTCCACGCGCTTTTTTTGTCGGGCTCCTTGAACGGCCACGAGGTGACCTTTTCGGGCTCGCCGATGCTGGTGGGGTTGCTTGTGCGGTAGTCGCCGCTTCGGGCGATGTTGGTCATGCGAGAAACTCCTGGATGAACTTGCCGGGGTCGTTGGCGAGCACTTTGACGGCGTCGCGGATGCGGGTGCAGAGCTCGGCCTCGTGGGCGCAGATGCGGATGTCGGTGAGCGAGCTATCGGAGCTGAGCGCCTTGGCGTGTCCCTGCTGCAGCCGCTCACCGCGCAGCTTCACCAGGTACTCGCCGAGCAGCTCGAGCTCCTGCATGTCATGCTGCCTTCGGGGGCTGGGGTTGCGGGGGAGCTTGCGGCTTCTGCTGCGGCGGCTTACCGTTGTCGTTGCCCGGCGGCGGCCCTCCGGTGGGCGGGGCCCCGCCGGCTGGTTGCGGCGCTCCCGGCGGTGGCGCAGGCGGGCTCGTGGGTACGCCGAACATCTGCGGAGTCTGCGGCGGGGCACCGAGCAGACCGATGAGGTCGTAGCGGTTGCGCGCCTCGAGGCTCTTGGTGATGACCGCGTGCTTGAAGGCGTAGTTCTGCGCGAGCTCGGGTACGGCGTTCGGTAGCTGCACCAGGGCATCCGCCTCGCTGATGCGTTGCGATGTACTGGTGAACTTCAGATCTGCGCTGATCTCCACGTCGTAGGGGCGGTCGTACAGGTCGCGCCCCACGCTGAAGGTCTGTTGGCCCGGGGGGCCGAGCGCGGGGTCGTGGTTGTTCACGCTGAAGAACTCGGCGTCGTCGAGGAAGATGGCGTTCAGCGTCGCGTTGTTTTCGAGCACCTGGGAGAGGAAGTCGGCGTACTTGCCCGTCGGCACGCTCAGCATCTTCGTCGCCTGCTCGATGCGCGCGCTCAGGCCCTGGGCGGTCTCGCCGCTCTTGCCGCTCTCGCCGCTCAGCACCTCGGGGGTGTTGGTGACGGTGTTGCCCATCTTCACCAGTATCTCGACGAGCTGCACGAGCTGCGGGTTCGCCGGCCCAAACTCGAGCGGCATGATGTCCTTCAGCAGATCGATCGCGCCCTGCACCAGGTGCACCTTGCCCGGTTCGAGCACGAGCGGGCTCGGCAGCTTCACGTCGCCCTTGGCGAGGAAGTTCTTGCAGTTGCCGAGGGCGCCCTGGTCGATGAACATGGAGAGCGCGATGTTGGCGGCCTTGTTCTGCGCCGCGTGGATGCTGCCCGTGCCCAGGCCGAGGATGCCGGCGAGCGGCTCGATGTTGACGCCGTGCGAGAACATCTGGATGGGCTTGAACTCCGGCTGACGCGGCTGAGCGTTGGGGTCGCCGTGCATCCAGTCAGGCATCTGCGGGTCAGGCGGCGGCGGCATCTCCTCGATGCTGCGCGCCATGATGATGGCCTGCGAAGGCCCGTCACTCTCGGGGTCGAGGCTGTGCCCCATCGACAGCGCCGCCCGGCGCGTCTCTTCCTGCTCCTGGTGGAAGGCCTGGATCTCCTGGAGGGCGGCCTGGTACTTCTGCAGCTGCTGGGTCTCGAACTCGAACCGGCGCTTGTCGTAGGGGTCGACGCGCTCGTGGATGTTGAGCGAGAGAATGTTTTGCGTCTGGTAGTCGATGACGACCTTGCAGTACCTGTCGCGCGGCTCTTCGTCTTCGTCTGCGGGTGCCGTGCTCGGGGGCAGGTTCAGCCAGCCCTCGTACTGGATGATGCGGTACTGGCCCTTCTGGTACGCGGTGGAGTCGACGCCCAGGTTCTTGTCTACCGCCTCCCTCAGCTCGCTCGTGATGCTCGACTCGTCCCAGGCGGGCGGCAAGTGCTTGAGCGTGCTGGCCACGTCTTCCCAGCCGGGCGACATCTTCCGCAGCTCATGGGCGTCCATGAAGATGACTTTCGCCACCCAAGACACGTCGGAATAGTCCGGCATCGTGGACACGTGCGCGTTGGCGCTCACGAACTCGTTTGCCGTCAGAATCTCGTGCCGGTTGTAGCGGCGCTGCGGGTCCCAGTAGCTGTGACACGTGACGTCGCCGTACAGGTCGAACGCCATCAGCCCGCGGTAGCCGAGCTGGCGTTTGAAGTCCTTGATGCGCTTTCGGATCTGCCAGTTGCCGTGCAGCGAGAGGAGCTTGGCAGTGTGCTCATCGTCGGGCCCGATGGGGTTCACGCCGAACACCTGCGTCCAGTTGCCGAAGAGCTCGTACGCCTGGCGGTAGACCATGCGGATGGTGTTCTCCATCAGGATGGGCACGTGGGCGTTGGCCATGTGCTGCATGGGCGGCGCCTTCGGGTCGAGCGTGCCGGCGAACAACTTCCAGATGTCCGCCATGTTCTTGCGGAACTTCTCGGTCGCCTCCCACGCGGCATCGAAGTCGGTGATGCACTTGAGCGCCAAACGCTTCAGTGCCGCGCGCCCCTCGGGGTGGTCGCGGAACGACTTGACCAGGTTGAGCTCGTCCTCCTTGTATTCGAAGGGGGCTTCGGCCTTGGTGTCCTGCCCGGCGTCGAACACGCTCTCTTCGGCGTCGTTGTCGTTCTGCGGGCGCGGATGTTCTTCACTTGCCATTGGCGTCTTTCGTGTGCTCCAGCGCCTGGAGCTGATTCAGGCATTCCCAGGTGCAGTCGACACAGCACCGGCATTGCCAATCCTTGTCGGCGAGGCGCGCGGGGCAGGCGTGGGGCTTCGGGCTGCACGCCTTGCGCTCGAGGAGCTCGCGCGGGAAACACTTCAGCCCGCTGCAGGGGATGCAGGAAAAATCAGCCATCGTCGCCCCAGATCACATCGAGCACGACGGGGGCGACCCTTCGGATGGTGGCCGTCATCTTGGCGCGCGTGCGGTGGCCAACCTTGACCGCCACCTGAGTGGCGATGGCCAAGGCTTCGGCGGCGGGATTGCTGATCGCGTCGAGCCGTTCGAGGATGGGGCCCGGCCCCCAGTCTTGGTGACCCGAGCCGTCACCGAGCGCGTCGAGCGCATGCTGCAGAGCTTCCTTGTGATCAACTGCCATAGCCGAACCCTCCTGCCGCTTTCAGCTGCGGCTCATCGTTGTCGTTCTCAGCGTTGCGGTCGAAATCATGCAGCTCCATCACGATGCTGCCCCTGCCGCGCGAGGCGCGTGCTGCCGCGTACGCCAGGACGTCAAACCAATGCTTCAGCTCGCTCTTCTTGTCGGGGATGGTGTTGTCGTTGTCGTCGACCCCGATGCTCGCCAGCATCTCGGCGGTGCGCTTGCAGTCGCGGAAGATCATGAGACCCGGCGGCTTTTCCTTGTCGTAGTCGCGCAGGCGCTCGCTGATGCGCTCGGCGTTGCGTACGATGCTCGCCTTGTCGGCGGGCTGCCAGTAGACGCCGTGGGAGGCGAAGACAGCAGCCTTGCTCTTGCCCGAGTCGCCGCGCTCTTCCCAGAGCTGCGTGTCGGCAACGCCCGTGAGCCTGCTCTGTCGCTGGCGCTTGTCCCAGAAGCCGAAACGGGTCTCGATGTCGATGACGCGCTTGGCGACCTCTTCGTCGCGCATCAGACGGAAGTTGAACTCGTAGAATAGGTAGAGGTTCTCGTCGGGGTCCATGGCGAACCAGCCGATGACGCCCTGGCTCTTGTAACCCCAGTCCATCGAGCGGAACTTGGGCCAGTCGCGCGGGATCTTGAACGGGTTGATGAGGTGAACCTGCGGGTTGTAGTCGTCCTCGAAGTAGCCGCCTTCAACGCTGTCCCAGTCGCCGTACAGGTAGCGAGCGCGCATGTGAGCGGGCTTGCTGAGCAGCTTGATCTTGTACTGCCGGACGAACGCCTTGTCGGGGTTGTCGTCGAGCTTCGCCGGCAGAAATAGGCGCGTCTTCCAATATTCCTCGCCCGTCTCGGGGTCGAGCACCTTGCGCTTGAAGATGACGTTGCCCTTGCGCTCCGGCACGACAAAGCGCTCTTTGAGCCAGCCCGGCGTGGGGTTGCTCATCAGGCGAGTAGCGAGCAGGTACTTCAGCACCGGGTCGCCCGAGCGCACGCGGCCGTCGAGCTCTTCGTACTGCTCTTCGAGGAACTGGCCCGCCTCGTCGAGCCCGAGCCAGGTGTATTGCTTGCTGAGATAGTTGACGTGGTCTTTGGGCTCGCGGCAGTGGCCGAACGTGTACTTGTAGCCACTCGTGAACTGCCAGCGGTGCAGCTCCTTGTTGTAGATGGCTCCCGCGTCGAACTGCTTGAACATGCGCTCGCTGCGGTCGATGGTCTCTTGCAGCATCGGCATCATGCGGCGCATGTGCAGCGCGTGGCCCTCGCTCTCGCCCTGGCGAATGCGGTTGTTGCGGCAGAGCTCGACGAGCCAGCCCGGCGAGTCCTCGGGCGGCACGCCCGTCATGCGCGAGTGCTCGATGACGGCCTGCTTGACGATGGCGTCCCAGAGCAGCGTCAGGCTCTTGCCTGGACCGGCGCTGCCGCCGCCGAGCACTTCGTCGGCAGTGGTGTCGTGGTAGCGCGTGCTCCACGGACTCGGCTGGTAAAGGCTTCTGTCCATCTTACCAGCAAGCGCGACCGGTCTGCCGCTGCAGCAATCTACTCATCGCCCAACGTCGCCGAGCCCGCTCAAAGATCTGACGCACGCGGAACGGGGTAATCTCGTACTCCGCGGCGAGCGCGACGAATGTCTGCCCGCTGATGCGCTTAGAGACGATCTCGCAGGTACGCGCTCCAAAGATGTCGCCCATCTGGATATGCCGAGGCACACCGCGATAAGGGGCGGCCTTGCCGCACCCCGGGTGCTTCCAAGCTCGTTCCAGCTCTAGTTCCACCAGGTGGAACGAGACCGGATCGGTGGAGCCCTGGCTGGTTCGCATCGCGGCGCCCGTACCTACCGTTTTCCCGCTTGTCTAGCCGTCTGTTGCCGCTCGCGTCGTGCGAGCCATCAGGTAGGAGACGATGACGTTGAACAGCCCCTCATCGTAGGGAGCGGTCGCAGCGTGCACTTCTTCCCAAGATTTGAGCGGTTCGTGGCGCTCGTACGCTCTGAGCGCGCGGTCGGCGTGCAGGGCAATCAGCACCTGCTCTTCTTCGCGCAGGGGGCCCGGTTTGAACTCGTCGAGCTGCCAGCGCTCGCTCTTGGCCGCCAGGCGTTCCTCTCCGCGGTCGAGATACATGATGCGCAGCTCGGGGCCGTTTCTGCCGACCGTGCCCCGCATGCCGTCTTCGAGTCGCACCATGCGTTGACCGAAGACGAGGTCAGTCACTGGTCGTTCTCCGCGAGCAATGAGCGGATGTGGTTCGCCAGGCGACCCGCGTCGTCGCAACGGTCCACGCCGTACGTCTCGGTATCGGAGACAGCCTCTCTCACTGCCGCCAGCATGGCCTCGGCAGAGGCCGAGCGCTTCATCTCCGACTTGAGGGCTGCCTGGGTGCTCTCCAGCGCTTCCGCGTAGTACTCCAGGCTTAGCTCAGAAGGGGATGTCATCGCTCTCCGGTTCGCGTTCCGCGGGAGCTCGTTTCGCAGGCGCAGGCGCTCGCGCCATGTCGTCGGCAGCGAGCATCAGGGCCGCCCCGAGGTCGCGCAGCTCGCGCGCCTTCAGGTTCAGGCGTTCCCAGCACTTGCCGCTCTGCGTCGGCTTCTGCTGACCCCATCGCCAGATGCCATCGCCGCCCTGCCAGTACAGGCGCAGCGTGTAGGTGGGTTTGCCCTCGTAGGAGCCGCGCTCGAGGCGCAGCTCTTCCTTCCTGTCGCCAAACGAGCGATTGAACGTGGCGAGTACCTCGGCTTCTTCAAACGGCATGGCGGCGCCCGTACCTAGCGAGTCGAGTCCTGTCCAGAGCCCTTGTAGCCGCACCAGTTGCAGCGGGCCTCCGTTTCCCACACCTCACCCTGCGTGAGGTCTTCGTCGAACTCGAAACAGAAGTGCCAGCCTTCGCTGATCTCGGCGGGCGTGAGCTGTGCCCTTCCGCGAGAGATTTCCCACCATCGCTCATCGCCTTGCTTCACGTTTCGAGTTCCCGCACTTCGTAGACGGTGGGCCCGGGGTGTTCGGCGGTCGTGGGCGCCGGCAGCGCGATTTTCACGTTCAGATTGTTGTTCGTGATCTTCATCTTCCACGCGCGACCGCGCGAGATGCCGGTTTGCACCTGCACCGCGAGCTTGAAGCCGTTCGGAGCGACGGAAGCGGGCAGGTAGCCCATCTTCGCGATTTGCAAGCGCTGCTTGGCGGCTTCGAGCCCAAATTCCGTCACCCACGCGGGCGGAGGCTCGGTTTGGTCGGGTGTGACCTCGACGAAGGCCAGAGCAGCGTTGACGACGCCCGCGGCACGCTCGAAGATCTCGTTTTCGAGCTCCTCGATGCGCGCCAGGCGCGTTTCCTTGAGCTTTTCGTTCTCGAACTCCTTCCGGAGTGCAAAGCCCTCTAGCATGTCAAGCAGAATGACAGAAATGTTGCCACGGGACGAGCGTTTAGTGGTGGCCCCCCGTTCAGGTGAGCCAAAAGAGCGCATCTACGTCTCGGAACTCGCCCAGTACCTGAACCACCGCGCCCTGGTGATCAGGAAGTTCGCTCGCCAGCGGGGGCTCCTGCACCGGGTGTCGATGGGGGCCTGCCGGGAGGCGGTCGACTGGGTGACCCCTTATGGGGCATCCCGAGTCATCGCCTACATCCGCGCACTGCAGGGCGACAAGTACCTACAGGGGCGGGACTACCACGGGGATGCCGAGCGCATGCGCGCCAACGACAAGCGGCAGAGGAGCAAACGAAAGGCTGCTCAAACATTCAGTCTGGCATTCTCTGAGGCCGGAGCAGAAGCTGAGCCAAGCGGAGCGGGACAGCGCTACCCCGCGCCGGGCGAAAGCGGAATCGCGGAAACCCCGGGGTGTCAGGTTTAGTTTCGACAGAGGGGGTGCTTGACGATGGGGCTGCGGGTGGTGGAGGCTGCGCGTGCCTGCTCGGCCACTTGCGGTCGATTGGTGAGGCTAGCGATGAGCGCCGGGCGGGCACCAACATGGAGGGAATGTGAGCGAACCCAAGCCCAAGCTACGCATCGAGCTATTCGTGCACTGCGTCAACTGCCATGCGAAGAAGCCTGTGAATCAGACTCCCTCGGAGTGGGCACGCCTCGATGCGGGGCTGACGACAGAGGGCTTTCAGGTCTGGTGCAAGCGCTGCCGTATGGAGGTGGTGCACTTCACACCAGGCGGGCTGCAGCACCTGCTCGAACAGCAGCCCACCTGTGACTGCTGCCCCGGCGGCAAACATGTGAGGCCTTCGTGAGCCTGACCAGCTTGTGGCTCGTGATGCGAGCTGAGAAACGCGCCCTGAAGCTGCCCCAGGTGGACAAGCCCGAGATCGACATCGATCGCATGGTGAAGTTCTGGGTGAAACCGTCCATCAATCCGCGCCTGCAGCGCAAGGGCAAGAGCGGCGAGATTGCCCGAAGGAGGCAACGGTGATTCGCGGCATCGACAACAAGGGGAACCTCATTCTCGGCATCACGCGCGGGGAGATTGAGGGCCTACTCGAGGGATACCGCTGCTGCTTCCCCGGTGACGAGTCGGGCAAGCCCGAGGCGAAGGGTCCGCACGTTTGCCTCTGGTTCGCCGAGGATGACGCGGGGCTACTCGCTCGCTTGGACGAGATGTATCCCGATGGCGTGCCCGTGCCCGTCGACTACAGGACGAAGAAGTGAAGCGCTGCATCGCTTGGGAGCGCTGCGAAGAGGGCCCCCGCCCGCGTGCTGCGGTGCAGGATATTTTGCGCGGGTGGTGGCCCAACCGGTGCGAGGACTTCCCGGACGAGGAGCCCGAGACGCTCGGCTGGCTCGGCTGCGCGTGCTGGCAACGCGATGACGCGGGACAGGTTTGGTGTGCGCGATGAAGGACCCTGAATTTCCCGATGACGCCTGGGTAAAAGCGGCGCGCAGAACGGTGGCGCATATCCATCAGACGGCGACCTCGCGAGGAGACATCGTGCCGCATCTGGCTCAGGCGCTGTGGGCCATGTCACGTGCCGAGGAGCGTGGCGATTGGGAGGAAGCGTCGACGCAAGCGGGAATGGTGTGCACTCTGGCGCTCGTGCTGCAGCTCGACGCGATCGCGCGCATGCACGCGGCGAAGGGTTCGATGCAGTGAAGTGGGCAGTGTTCGCCTTTGCGGTGACCTTGCTGCTGTTCGGGCAGGGGATGATGGTCGGGCATTACCTGGGCCCGTGGGGTGCGCTGGCCAGCATTGCGCTCGGGTTTACCGAGGGGCATCTGGCGATGCGATGGGCACTGAGGCGATGGGCCCGGCGGAAGTTGTGAGCATTTTCTGGGCAGACGTGTTCATCCAGGTGGTGAAGCGCCGCGGATGCGACATCTGGCCCTGCACCAAGGGGTTTGGTGGTCCCGTTTGCCGAGTAGGGGGCAAGCTGCATGGACGTGGCCCGCTGATGCCGGGTAGCCAAGGCGCGGGCCCATGGTGGCCCTGTCAGTCGTCCTCGACGTCGGCGGGTTGGTAGCCGCAGCGGTTGAGACGGCCTCCCCATCGCATTCGACCCTGCTCTGCGCGGACGGCAATCCATTCGATATGGGCTGCGCTCTCCAGGAGTCCGAGGGCGCCTTCGAGGCTGATGTACCGTTCGCTCGCGAGGGCTTCGCGCAGCATCGCGGCGGCACGCAGGCGCAAACTGCGCCCGATGAGCAGGTCACAGAGGGCAGCGCGAGCGCGGGTGAGGTCATCCACGGGTGCCTAGCCTCTCTCCGCCTCGACGGAGGCCAGCTCAGCCTCGGTGAGCTCACGGTTGCGGGGCAGCTGCGCTTCGGGCCAGTCGTCGGGGATGTGCAGGATGATGAGCAGCTGATCGCCGGGGCGATAGAGCTTCATCGAGTGGGCTTTGACACGGGCCACGACCTCGTCAGCCGCATCGAGCACGAAGACGCGCCCGGGGCCCGTCTCGGGTGCGAACGAGAGCCAGAACACAGGCATGGGCGAGGCTTAGCCCGGCCAGGGTGATTTGGGCTAAAAATGGGGTCTCTCTGAGATGAGGGATTTGGTTCAGAAATAGTCCAGGTGTCGAGCCGGCGGGGGATTGCTCAGAAAATACGGAAGTGTCGGCCCAGGGTGTTCGCCCCGGCTGCCGGGGGGCCCCAACACCCCACGGGTACCCGGCTGTTCAGTGGACAGTCGCGCAGGGGGCAAGCGAGCAGGGCATCGCGCGTTCAGTGCTGCGCGTTCAGTGGGCAGGCGCTCAGCTGCTAGCGCGAGCAGTGCCGCTCGAGCAGGGCGCAGTTGTCCAGTGAACGCCCACTCCCTGTGTCCCGAAGCGGCGAGCGAAATGCACGGAAAGCGCGGGCGAACCCCCCGAAAGCCCGCTCCCGTGATATGATGGTATCACGCTTCGCAAGCAGCGCAGCGCAAGGAGCCATCATGCGAACGCCCGCCAATCCAGTCTCCAATCCAATCTCGCAACCCTCACCTAATACATCAGGGGCAGGTCATACCAATCGCCCGACCCGCAAACAGCAACAGCGCGCTTTCCAACGCCGGCTCAACGCGATTCGCCTCGCAATTTCAGCCGCTTTCGCCCGTCGCGATATCGACGAGGTTCTCAGACTCCAGGCTGATTTCGCTCACGTAATGCGCTGCTCCCTCGAGCGCTGAACTTCCGCTACTCGCCTCGACTGGCAACGGTCGCGGCTAGTGGCGGGCATTCAGCCCGATAGGAGCAGCCCAATGAACGATACAGACATTTCCCGAGGTTTCGACGCTGGCAACTACGCCAATGCGTACGAGACGACCGACTTTGAGCGAGCACTCGGCTCCCTCAGCATGAACCGCTCAGCTGAGTATGTGGCGGCATTCACGCTTGGCTTCTTTAGCTCTTACGAGCGACACGAGATGGGCGAGCATGCTGACCATTACGAGATAGCCCTGGAAAGCGTTGGGGTGCGCGCACGGGAGCTTGGTATCGCCGTCGATTGACCCGCCTACTCCGCGCGCCACTGGCAACGGTAGCGAGCGGCAAGGTGAGCCACTATCGGTCACTACAACGGTCCCTTCCAAGCGGGGCCAGAAAAGAGCACTCACATGGCACATGAATTCGAGACGGGTCTATTTGTAGCTACGCCCGCGTGGCATGGGCTAGGCGTGGTCCTGCCGAACGCCCCTAGCGTTGACGAGGCGATCATTCGAGCAGGCCTGAACTGGCGAGTCGAGCCGGCTCCGCTGTATCTGGCGAGCGGCACTCCAGTGGAGTCACACCGCGCTATGCTGCGAACGAGCGACGGCGCGCAACTGGGCGTCGTGGGCACGGACTTCACGCCGGTGCAGAACGCGGAAGCGTTCGATTGGATTCGCCCCATGATCGACTCGGGTGAAGCGACAATCGAAGCGGCAGGCTCGCTCCGCGGAGGGCGCCGAGTTTGGATTCTCGCAGCCGTACGCAACGCTACGGTGGACGTGCTGCCGAACGACCCGGTTCGCTCCTATGTGCTGTTTGCACACGGCCATGACGGCTCGCTCGCGGTGCGGGCTGGCTTCACCACTACGCGCGTTGTGTGCCAAAACACGCTGAGCGCTGCTGTCAACGATGGGAAGCAACTGCTGAAGTTCAAGCACACGGCCAATGTGCTCGACCAACTGAACCGCGCTCGCGACGCTTTCGACATGCAACGCGCTCGGCTCCGGACGGATGCCGAGGTATTCCGCATGCTGGCCAACAAGCGCCTATCCGACGCGAACCTGGTCCGCTACGTGCGTGAGACCTTGCACGAGGGCGCAGGCAACGACAACGCGATCAAGGTGAGGAACGTGGATACCATCGTTCGCCTCGCGCATGAGGGACGCGGGGCAACGCCCGGCACCCTATGGGGCGGCTTTAATGCGTTGACCGAGTTTGCGACGCATGAGCGCGGGCGCTCTGCTGATGCGCGAGTCAACGCCAATTGGTTCGGCTCGGGCGGAGACCTGATCCAGCGCGCCCTCGAGACGGCCGTGCGCTACGCCGAAAAGCTCCCTCTCGCAGCGTAAGCGGCACAACAGGAGCCCTGGCAATGGCCCGGGCTCCGATTGTGGCACTCACGCCCCAACCAGGAGAGACAATTGACTGACCAGTTTGCGCGACGCTTCACGGCCCCCAACGGCGGGTCGAAGACCCTTTACGACGTGCGGCGACACGTCAAGGACCGTGGTAACCACGCCGCGCCTGGCACCGTGCAATGGTTCCTGCAGACCTTGCGAACGGGTAAGTATGCGGACGGCGGTTACCCCAAGTTCTGGCTTTGTAGCGACAGCTCGGAGCTGAGCTACGACGCATGCATGGCCAACTGTGGACGCATTGCCCGGTCAATCCGCGACGGCTCTAACGACGGGTGGCGCGTCGTGGGTTGTGACGTCAATTGGGAGGACCCGGCCATGTATTGCGCGCACACGAACGAGCGAATCGAGAGCGCCTATGCGGAGGACCACGCTAACGGCATATGCAACGACACCTGTCCCTACTGCAAAGCGGGCGACGAGTAGACACCCGCGGCGCTCTAGCCTACCCTTTCACACGGGTAAGCGTGAGTGCTCGCCCTAGGGGCGGCAGGTCGCTTGGACGTTGACCTGCCGTCCCGAATCTAACGAGCACTCCCTGCCCGTGGCACCGTTCCACTGTGGAACGTAAAAGCGCTTGCCGCGCGCAACCCACCCGTGCACGTGGCTTACCTAAGTCGTTACCTTGAATCTGTCACCCCGTAACAAGGCCGACCCAAGCGGCCAGAAAAGAGCACTCACATGTCGAAACCATTTGCGATCGGCGACCGTGTCCAGCTGACAGGCAAGTTCCTCCGCTCCACTGGCCAATACACCGGGCGCGAGCCGTCCAGTGTCTGGACCGTGATGGGCTTTAGCGGCTCCTTCATCGTCACGGATGAGCCGCGCCCCAACGATGGGATGTTCAGCGCAGAAGAGCTTGCAGCAGACCCTACGCTTGCGTACCGCCGCGTCGCTCCGGGCAACGTCCAGCGCGTCCGCCGCTAATCTCCGAGCAGGCTTCGCAACACGGGTTGCGGCGCCTACTCGGCCGATAAGGGCCAGCAAAGGAGACACAATGTCGTACGGGCTATCTTTCAGCAAAGAATTCTACTCGACCTACGGCGATGCCAACGGCGTTCCCGAGGTCAATAGCAAGGGCCAGCCTTGCTCCCTGCACAGCGCTATCGTCGCACTACTCGCCACGCCTAGCCGCGATCGCGCCCGCTTGTGCGCATCGATGCGCCGCACCGTTGCCTACTTACAGGAGCACGTGGGCGAGGTCATTGACGCGGCTCGCGAGATTGACACATGCGATTCAATCGGGCGCAACGGCGTGCCGGTGTATCTCACGCCGTTCGATTCCGGGTGGGGCCTCACTGTGACCGTGTATGAGGCGGACCCGGAGCCTCGCCAATTCATTCGCGACCATTTCGCTTTCGTAACGGTGGGCTGACCGTGGCTGACCTCACCTACCTAGACCCGGCTCGCGTCACGGCCACTAAGCAGACCTGCATCCCTGGGCTAGTGCGACCACTCCCCGCCGATGTGCGCGCTGAAGTGCTGGCCCTCTGCGAGGAATTGTCGCGCTGACCCGCCCACACAGCGCCTCTCACGGGACGGGCGCTATAGGGTGTGCCATCACGGCCGCCGATAAGGAGAAAGCAGACATGTACAGCACCAACGTTATTCGCAGCGAAGCAGAGGCGGTCGCCAGCACTTGTGCGTGCAACCACCCGGCTTGTGCAGCGTGCCGCGACCGCAGGGCTTCAGCGCGGCGAGCGGCAGCGCGAGAGCGCGCCGCAGGGCAGGAGCGGCCTGGGGTTCATTGCCCCGGATGCACCGGCTACGAATGCAAAGGTCTCTGACCCGCCCGGCTGCGCCATCCACGGGGAACGGCGCGGCAGGGTGTGCCAGTGCACGCCAGAAAAGAGAGACCGTGATTGTCTTTGGTATCCTGCTACTCGGCGCCGTGCTGCTCTGCCTGCTCGCTATCCCCCTGGTGATGGCCTGCATCCCCTTCATCAAGTTCGCGCTCACCGCCGGGCTCTTGCTTGTGCTGTACGTCGTAGGTATCGGGCGCGTCATGGGCGCCCTGGACAGCATCGACAAGGCCGTGCAGGCAGCCTACGATCGCGCGGTGCCGCCGTTTGTTTACACGCCCCCACCTCCGGCGCCTATCGTGCACCGCACGCCCCGGCGCATCCCGCGCCAGCACCCGCGCCCCGTGGCCCCTGCTGGCCTGGAGACGCTGTGACGCGCTGGGAAGAGTACCCTGAGGCCATGGCCCGCAAGATGGCCATGGGCAAGGCCCTGGAGGCCGCTGGCAAGCGCAAGCGCGGCAAGCGCGCCCGTTCGCCCCTGCCCAAGCCTGATGCCAGCCAGAGGCCCCCTACGCGCCGGCAAGTGGCATTCCTCGAGGGCCTACACGTCCTGACAGAGGCCCTTGGGCGGGCCCCCAATGCCTCCGAGATTGCCCGACACATGGGCATGGGGCAGCCGGGCGCCCATCGGATGCTAGCCGCCCTGGCTGCCAAGGGGCTAGCGCGCGACGTGCCCAAGGTGGTGTCGAGCGGCCAATGGTCGCTCACCCCGGACGGGGATCGCGCGCTCGAGCTCAAGTGAGCGCGCCTTTAGGTCACCTGGCGCTCACTTGCCACCTACAGCGCCGGGGCTCGGGGCGGGGGTGAGGGCCTTCTTGAGCGCGAGCATGGGCGGAGTGATGCCGTAGCCAAACTCGTACTTGCGTACGACCTCCCGCACGGCCGCGAGCTGGGATTCGGCAGTTTCTAGCGCCAGGTGCGCAGCGTCGCGCTCGTTCAGTGCCTGCTCGTGCAATATACACACGGCCGCGAGCTGGGCTTCGGCGGACTCCTTCGCCAGATGGGCCGCGTTACACTCATTCTTCGCATCCTGCCATAGCGCAACCGCATCGTCAGGCCATGCCTCAAACCCGCTCGGCTCCGGTGCGGCGGGCTGCGCTGCTGAAACCTTTTCCCGAGTCTCCGCTGCCCATGCTGGCACGTCAATTCCGAGCCGTTCGCACACCTGTTCCGGCGTCTCCGGCTCTGGCGCGGCGGGCTGCTCATCATACTGATTGACCTCACTACCAGCCATCGGGTGAGGCTCCGCTGCGGCGGGTTCGAGCAGCGATTCAGCTGCCTTCAAGCGCTCGGTCTTCAACATTTGGTTTGCCTCTCTTTCGTGGACGCGCCGGGACTCGAACCCGGACCCATCTCCGGCTTATTGGATGCTCTTCCCTTGAGCTACGCGCCCGGGTCGTCTCACGCGAGCTGCTTCAGCTCTGCCGCAAGCCGCGTGACCTCGGCCTGCACGTAGGCCAAGGGCTTGTAGGTCAAGCCCCAAAGGTCGCTCATGTCCGGCAGGCCACTGCGAGAATAGGTTTCGTGCGCTCTGCGCTCGATATTGAGCTGAATGGTGGCCAGGCCCGGGGCCAGGTCGCCCGAATGGGCGCAGTCGAAGCCGAACCACCACACTTCTGCAGGCTCGCCTGGCAGTGGCACGTGGCAGATGTTGCCGCCTTCCTGGCAACCGTCGGCAAAGGTGAGCCCGCCGTGGACCTCCACCCGATCGTCAATCTCCTGGTAGGGCTTGCCGTGTAGCGGGTGCTCCGGCGGCAGGCCCA